TGTTGTATGTGTCAGCCATTTCCGCCTCTGGAAACGCAACTATTTACGTAACTCCGGGTGAGGGCTTGTAATGTCTTGGTCTGAAGCACTTAAAGAAATTATTCCTATCGTCGATACGTTGCTTGGCACACTTGCTATTGCGCTACCAATTATGGGTGTCATGTATATAGACGAAGTGATAAAGAAGATACGTGAGTTACGTGCCAAGATATTAATGCAAATGCAGGGGGAATAATGAATTGGTCAGACGAAATTAAATCAATTGTGCCGGGAGAGTGAATATGAGAGATTACTTTTTAGCTAGAGCAAAAGAACCGTCTACATGGCGTGGAGCCATTCTGTTTTTGACGGCTATTGGTGTGCCGTTGGCTCCACAGCTTCAGGAAGCCATCATTTCTGTTGGCCTTGGCATTGCTGGCTTGATTGGTGTGGTTGCTGCTGACAGATGATAAATAGCCGGAGTCTGGATGACTTGTTACCGCAGGTTAAACAGCGCGTAGAAGCCTTTATTAAGGCCGCAGACGCTTCCGGCATTGATTTGCTAGTAACCAGTACCTACAGAGACAATGAGAGCCAGAACGCTCTTTACGCGCAGGGTAGAACGACTGCGGGAAGAATTGTCACCAATGCAAAGGCTGGTCAATCTTTCCATAATTACCGCTGCGCTGTTGACGTTGTTCCTCTTGTCAATGGTAAGCCAGCATGGAACGTCAAGGATGAGGTTTGGCAGACGATTGGCAAACTCGGTAAAGCACAGGGATTAGAATGGGCGGGGGATTGGAAACGGTTCAAGGAGTACCCGCACTTTCAATACACAGGTGGGTTGACTTTAGCTCAGTTAAAGACAGGAGTGACCATTGTCTAAAGACACTAATCTATCTGTTGGCAGGGGTGAGAAACTCTCCGTCAAAGCTGGCGGTGGTCTGACAGCCAAGGGTAGGCGCAAATACAACCGTGCTACCGGCAGTAAACTAAAAGCCCCAACCAAATCAGGACCAAGGCACAAGTCTTTCTGTGCAAGGTCTAAGAGCTGGAAGGGTGTACGTGGTAAAGCAGCTAGAAGACGTTGGGGATGCAGATGAGTGACGGTCTATACGCAAACATTCACAAAAAGAGAGAACGTATCCGCAAGGGTTCTGGTGAGCGCATGAGGCCAGTTGGTAGCAAAGGTGCGCCGACAGCAGCAGCGTTCAGAAAGTCAAAGAAGACGGCTAGAAAAGGCCGTCGATAATCAGTCAAAGTCAGCTACTAAGTACCATTCGGTTATGTAGTCTTTAAAGGCAATTAAGCCTTTGCCACAATCGGCATAACTGCCGTTTGGCAGAATCCTCCAGAAACGCTCTACACGCATTCCGTTGTTTGTGTCCCCAGAAACTACCAAGACGGTAGTTTTAGGAAGCCCTGAGAGAGCTTTTAAGAGGATTTCTTGGCCTTTGCTTATCTTTTCACCGTCCCGCTTCCATTCGCCGAACAGGAAGTGTCCCTTGCGTTCTAAGACCATATCCAGATTTGACGGCAAAACCTTTCCAAGCAAGCCTGACAGCTCCCCAAAATCAACATGGGGAGCGTACTTATCGCGCATCATGGGGTTTGAAGTAATCTGCCCTCAAAGGCATACGTGCCAACGTGAGCAAGGCTAACCCAAGGTGCTGCCCATACCGTTTTACCTATTTTGCGTGCTTTCTTACAAAAGTCGTAATCCTCAGACAGCAAGATATTGGATTCTGGTTCAATTTGAGTCGCAAAGAACTCATGAATAGTTTCCCCGTTACTTGCATTATTTAAATCCAATACGTTATTTTTGTATGTCGGTACATTGCCGATTAAATCCTCAAATACCTGACGTTTAATTAGCATAAAACCAGTGCCACCGTTCCAGATTTGAACGGGTTGGTTAATTGGAACCGTTACTTCATTCTTATAATCCACCAAATTGACCACAAACGCCCCTGTATGGTGTTTTAGCTCGTCATCCGGTACACCGGCATTAATTGCATTACGAACGGTCTGCCAGTTGATTTCTTTCTTTGGATAGATGCCACAAATAATGTCTTTATCGGCTTCTAACATTGGAATAATGTCATTAGGATTGAAGTGAATATCCGCATCAATAAACATCATATGCGTAGCGTCAGACTTCAAAAAGTGACTAGCCAGTAAGTTTCTAGCCCGTTGAATCAACGATTCATTAAACAGGTAAGAATAGCTAAGATTGATATTGGCTTCTTTGCATAGAATTTGCAGTTTTAAGGAAGATTGCGCGTAAAAGCCGTAACATAAGCCGCCATACATCGGTGTTGCTACAAAAATATGTTTCATTAAATCCCCTTGTTAAATTAGTGGGCTGACCGAGACGTTGCCCAAGCGTTCCTAACCTGTCCTCAGAGGGACTCGTCCTCGGTCTGACGGGGGTTCAAAATTCTCCAAGCGGTTGCTGCACACAATGGCACTTGTCCATTGCCAATGGCTTTAATTCTGTCCACTCTAGAGGCCAACCCATCAACCACTCTGTCCACGTTGGGTTCAGTTTTCCACCAGTTTCTGCACCCACTACCAAAGCCAAACCCGGAGATTGTCTCTTGTTTAGTTGCCGAGTCATTGACTCCTTCGTTCCTGTGTCTTTGTAATCCCTCGTTACAGGAGTAGGCCACATTTGCACTAGTCTCCCCAACCCCACGCTCCCATCTATGCCGTTCTGATTCACTTTCCTCGGCATCCCTGTCGAGGTTGTGTAAAACGTATCGTTCTTGCCAATGACTGAGCCTGTCGTTCCATCGCTTGCTACCGGAGCGGGAAGCATGAATCCAAATACGGTTTCTTTGATGGGGTGCGCCAACATCTGCTGCTCCCAACACTCCCCATTTCGCATCAAACCCCATGCTGGCAAGGTCTGACAAAACTCTGTCGAGTCCTCGAATAGTGAGCATTGGTGAGTTTTCAATGAATGCGTACTTGGGTCGTACTTCGCAAATGACCCTTGCCATTTCTCGCCACATTCCGCTTCGTTCTCCGTCAAGTCCATCGCCTTTTCCTGCAATGGATATGTCCTGGCATGGAAATCCTCCAGATACAACGTCAACAATTCCTCTCCACGGCTTTCCGTCAAAGGTTTGAACGTCATCCCAAATCGGGAAAGGCGGGAGAATTTTGTCATTCTGTCTAGCGGCAAGTACGCTTGCTGGGTATGGCTCCCATTCGACGGCACAAACTGTTCGCCATCCGAGAAGTTTTCCCCCAAGTATTCCCCCACCAGCGCCTGCGAAAAGAGCCAACTCATTCACTTTCTCCCCCAGGAATTTCTTCGATTAGTACCCTAATAAGGCCACCCTTGATTTGTTCTCCGCGAATCATCTCAATGTGGTCTACCTGAAAATCATCATCGAAAACCCCTGCGTCTTGAAGGCTGTCTAGGACTGCCTTAATCCGGTTGTCGATGTCAATTTTCCTTTTATCTCTAGGGCGCAAAATCATTGTTATCTTCAACTTCTTGTCCCCAAATTTAGGAATATTCTTTTCTATGATGTAGTCCTGAACGTCTGTTTTGAATTGCCGTCCATTTTTTGAGAGAACAGTTCTCCCTCGAAAGTTACGCCAGTAAGTATTCATACTTGGCGGGAACGGCAACTCAAGCCATACGTGCATTACCAAGGAATATCGCCAGCCATCTTATTTTTTGGCGTTATCTCTTTTGGATACTGAGAATCCTTTTGCTTATCTTTCCAATCAGGGTCAGATACCTTGATGTTGAAATACTCACCATGAGGTCCGTCATTCTTCCAGATACCGAAATTAACAATCTGGCCTTTGACGCATAGGGTTCCCTTTAAATCAGGGTCAGTATCCTTTTGCTTGTATTTGTTGTGCGTGATTCTTCCCTTCAGTTCTTGGGGAATAAACTTTGTATACTCTTTTGCTTCACTCATTATTGGTTCCTTTATTTTGGGTAGAAATGCCCCGATGCTTTGGGGCGAGGTATGCCGGAAATTATTCAATAGCGTCCTCCAAGTCTGCAAAGGTATCTACACCTTGTTTGGCTGCTATAAATTGTGTCTTGGTTACAGCGTCCATGCGCTTAATTGCATCAGCGTTCCCCGCCTCCCAAGTTTTTCGCTTTTCTGACTTTTCTTCCTTCTTTAGCTTCGGCGAATTCTCGATAGCGTCCAGCATCGCTACATAACGCTCAATGTAGTCTTGCCAGTTAGTGCAATTAGCGTAAACACTACCGTCAGGCAGGAATAGCTGATACTCGCTTACCGGTTCCTCAATAACGATTTCTGCTTCGCCCATGTCCTTGACAGTCGCGCTAGGCGTCTTGAACGTCTCAACTTCTTCTGGCGTGTAAACTCCAACGACGCATGACGGATAGACTGTTCTAACCCCTTCGGAAACGCATCTGGCTCTAAGCATGGCTCTTGCATAGTTACGCCAGTTATCCTTAGACGTAAGTCCGATTCTCTTTGCCATCTCGAATGTCCAAGTGACAGTAACAGACCCGCCATTGGGGTGAGAAAAAGTACCAATAACTCTTTCATCGTTGTATTCCTCCCATTTGACTGAACCACCGGCTTGCTGGAAACGTCCAAGCATGGCATCAGCCTTTAAAGCAGGGCGTCCTTGTATGACATGAAAATCCCTCATAGCAATAGCTGGATGCAAGTTCTCAGCTTGGCAAAGGAGCATAATTGCCATAGCTTCCTCAGTCGATTTAAAGCCAAACATCTTGC